GACTGCGTAGAAACCATCCCCGAAGCGTGGGGGCGGGGCGTGGGGGCAAGTGCGGCGCGCGGGGTCTGGGACAGGTCATCGGGCCGGTCGCCCCCGCCCCGGTCGACCGCCGCCCGTCCGGGGCGCCGCCCTGCCTGTGCTGGGCGCGAAAAAGGGGCCGGGGGTAGGCCCCCCGGCCCCTCCTCCCGCGAAGCCCCTAGCGGGCGCCGCGCGGTCAATTGCTGATGATCACTTCCCCCACGACTTGGCTCTGCGCCATGCCGCCGACGGTGTAGCGCACCGGCACCGCCTCGATCGCGAACCCGTCGAAGATCCGGCGCACCTCGGGATGGTCGTTCAGCGACAGAATGAAACGGCCCTTGATGCCGCGCAGCTGCTCGGCCACCGCGTCGAACTGGCCTCGGTCGAACAGATCGCGGCCATAGTCCCCCTCGCACCCAAGGTAGGGGGGATCGAGATAGAACAGCGTCCCCGGTCGATCATAGCGTGTCAGGAAGTCAGACCAGGGCAGGCGCTCAATCACGACACTGGAAAGGCGCTCGTGCGCAGCCTCGAGGATCGGCCCGACCTTGGCCACATCGAACCGGGCCGAGCCGGTAGTGGCAACGCCAAATGTCCGCTGGGCCACTTTGCCGCCGAATGTCAGCTTCTGCAGGTAAAGGAACCGCGCAGCGCGCTCGAGATCAGTCAACGTGGCCGGATCTTGCGCGCGCAATCGCTCGAACCCGGCGCGGGAAGTCACTTGCCAGCGCAGCATGTCCATGAACGCCACATAGTGCCGCTGAAGGATGCGGAAAAAGGTGGCCACGTCCTCCGACCAGTCGTTGATCACTTCGCCCTTGGGCCGCTGGTCACGTCGAAAAAATACCCCGCCCATGCCAACGAATGGTTCGGCGTAGAGGCGGTGCGGCACGGCGTTGATCCGCGCCACCAGGCGCTTGGCGAGCATCTTCTTGCCACCAATGTACGGCGCCGGCGGGCGTGTGGGGCTGACCGGCTCAAGCTGGTCTAGCACATTCGACAACATCGCAAATGTTCCTTATATGTTCCGCCGCCGAGTCGGCAGGCGGGATGGCCTCGGATGGGCCTGTCTTGGGACATGACGATCTGCAGTCGTCGGAATGGGCGTTGCCGCGCCCCTTCCCCCGCCTACCCATTGGCCTGGGTAGGCGAGAAACTTGATCAGCGCGCGCTCTGCGCCGCCCCCGCCGCCACGTCGGGCGTCTGGAAGGCCAGCGCCTGGGCGCCGAGCCATTCGTTCACTTCCAACATGCGCTGCTGGATCGGCACGATCTCGAGTTGGTAGAAAGTGCGGGCAGCATCGATCACGTTGCCAAAGCCGCCTGTATTCTTGGGCACGATGCCGAGCAGCTGCGGCGGCGTGCGGTGAGCGGCCAGCATGTCCTGGGCGGTCATGTCCTTGATATCGGTGAAGGCGTCCTTGGCGCCGACTTCGCCGATCGGGATAACCTTCACGCCCTCGGGCTTGCCCTTGGAGATGTGCAGGAAGAAGTTGCGGAAGTTCCCCGGCCCCTTGCTCTGGCGCATCGCCTCGCGCATTTTCTTGCTGTCCTCCTCGGAGAAATTCTCTTCGCTGACATAGAGGATGTAACCCGCATGGCTGCCGTTGATGTAATATTTGCGGCGAAACAGCGTGGCGGCCTCGTTAAGCAGCCCGGCCTGCAGCGCGGAAAGGTATTCGGGCATCCCATAGATTTCCTGCATGGGATCAGGCTCGAGCAGGTGGTGCACCGATCCCGTGCGGAACTCTGTCGCGTCTTTCAGCCACATGCCCGGCACATAGAAAAACTGCCCCTGCTTGAGCCCCACGCGGGTGAACGCGGCTGGCGATGGCCGCAACACCGCCGGCCGCCCCGCCAGGTTCGGCACGCTTTCAAGATAGCCGTTACCGAAGATCAGCCAGTCCAGCGCCCAGCGCGAAAAATCGCTCTTGGAAAGCCAGCGGCTCGGCACGAAGCTCGATACCAGCAGGTTGCGTTTGAGCAGGATGGCCGACTGGTGGTGCGCCGCCATGCGATAGCAGCGGCCCAGGCCGGCTTGGGAGATCGGCGGCTCGTACCAGCGGCCATTGTTGGCCACTTCGAACAAATCGAAAATCTCGCGCCGGTCGAGCACAGGCACGGCATCGCCAAAGGCAAAGGCAACGGAACCCGCCGGCGCAGGCAGATTGGCGCCTTCGGCGCCGGCCAGTTCATCAGACATCGAAGATCTCCATAGTGGAAGTGCCGCCAACCGCCTCGCTGGCGTCGAGTGGCTCAAAGTAGAGGGCGTGCATCGTTGCCCAGGCCAGGTCGGCATGGCCCACGCCACCGGCGCGACCGGCGACATAGGTGATGCCGTGCTTGGTCATTTCGGGACGGATCGCCATGAAAGCGCTCATCATGTCGAGCCAGCCTGCGTCGAACTGCAAGCGGCCGGTGGTGATCACGTTCTTGGCTTTGAGGACCATCTGGCTCTTGGTGAGCGGCGAATAGAGGATCGGGGTGACCAACGGGAACCACTTGCGCACCAGTTGCTCCACGGCCTTGCCAGGACCAGTAGTGTCGACGGCGATTTTTGTGACACGGTAGCGACCGGCCATCTCGCGAATCGCGGCGGCCTGCTCGTCGAATTGCAGGCCCTTGAGCCGCTTCTTTTCGAGGATGCGGAACTTGGCGCCCGGCGTAATCGGCGCGGCGATGGCCACCAGCGCGGCATCGTCACCCGTCCCGTTTTCCGATGCGTTGGGATCGTAGCCCAGCCAGACTTCACCCTCATAGGGCCGCGCGGCATAGGGCTGGAAATCGCGCCACACTTCCCAGCTGTCGATCATGCAGCGGCGCATGACCTCGAAGGGAAACATCGACTGGCTGTCGTCGAGGAACAGGCAGCGGAACAGGTTGTCGAACTCGTCCACCGAGTTTTCGCGCTGGAGCTCGGCGACGTCGACGAGGTCGAAGCCTTTGGCCAGCGCGTCGAACACGGTGACGATCTGACGCCAGATGCCATCGGCGCCGATCGCGCCGTCTTTCAGGTCGGCATGGTCGATGGCGATGCGGACCTTGTCGGCCTTAGCGCGGCGCCGGTTGAACCGGTCGCCGCTCCACATCGGATAGGCTTCGTGCGCCAGCGTGCTGGGCGTGGAAAACAGTGTGCGTGTGAACTGCTTATGCGTCGCCATCGCCGCGGCGACTTTGAAAAGCTCTTCGAACCCGTAGATCCAGAAGCACTCGTCGATGATGACGTCGCCGTTATAGCCCTGCGCGGTGCGGTAATTGGTGCCGAGGAAATAGAGCTCGACCGGGTCGAGCGGCGCGCCGGTCTCGTCCTCACCGCGCTGGATGGCGATGGGATCGCCTTTCAGCGTCACCCCGCAAACCTTCTGCACCCATTGCACGATATAGGCGCGGAAGATGTTGGCCTGGGCGCGCGAGGCCGAGAGGAAAATCTGGTTCTTGCCTGTTTCCAGCGCGACCAACAGCCGTTCGCGCGCGAAATACCAGGTCGCGCCGATCTGCCGGCTTTTCACGATCATGCGCGTGCGCAGATGCGTGGTGGAGAGCCAGGTTTCCTGATGGCCGAACAGACCCGCCACCATGTCGGCGCGCAGGGCGGCCGCCATCTCCGGCGTGATCAGGTTCTTGGCCTTTTCCTTCTTGGCGTTGGCCGCCTTGGCGCCCTTGGCCCGGTCGGGGTTCAGGTCGGCTTCGTTGCCATCGTCGCCGGCAAACTTGCCGATGCGCGCGAAGGTGACGAACTGGCGGCCGAGCAGATCGATTTCCTTGAAATCGCTGCCGGTCTTCTGCTCTTTGGCGAGCAGTGTCTGATAGCGCACCCACAGGCATTCTTCGGCCCGCGCACGCGGACTGGCCGCGTCCCAGCGCTGGCGCTGCTTCCAGCTGGATAGCGTCGAGACGGCAAGGCCGGTTTCCTCGGCGATCTGCGCGATCGACCAGCCCCGCCAATAGAGCGAGCGCGCCTCGATCCGCTGAGCCACCCGTTCGGCAATCGGCACGACATTGGCCCCGGACGCGGAGGCGTCGGGCATGTGATGCAGGTTATCGTTGTCGGGGGGCTGCTCCATCGCCGGCCACGCTATGGCCCTTGGGCGGGGCTGTCGGCGGGGGCCGATTGTAAGGGGCGGTTTCACAACGCGCCCGCGTTGAGATGTTGCGCGATCCGGTGCCTGTTGCGGTTGTCCCGCCGTCACTCCTGGACCGGAGCCCTGAATGCCCAAGTCCCGCTTTTTCCGCGTCGCCGTCGAAGGCGCCACCACCGATGGTCGTGCCATCGAACGCCAGTGGCTGATCGACGCGGCCGAGACCTACGACCGCAATACCTATGCCGCGCGGGTCAATCTCGAGCATATCCGGGGCGTCACCGCCGATCCGCCGTTCCAGTCGCTGGGCGATGTGCTGTCGCTGCGCACGCAGGAAGTGCAGCTGACCATCGGCGGCAAGACCGAAACGCGCCTGGCGCTGTTTGCCGAGATCGAGGCGCTCGAACCGCTGATCGCGATGAACCAGGCCAA